TTTCTCTAAATTTTTCTGCTGTAATTTTAATATCCTTAAGTCTTGATCTAAAACTTCGTTTTTTCTTTTTAATATATCTATTTGATCTCTTAACCTAGCATTTGTAGAATCTATAGCATCTCTTATTTCATCCCAGTTAGCAATAACTAAACCCAATAAAGCTATTATAGCAGTTATACCAGAAGATATTAGTGCTTTAGATATAGTTTTACCTGTTTTTTTTGCAGCATCCCCTACATCTAGCAAAGAACTTGCTAAACCATTTGTTTTTTTGTCTAGCTCATCTACTACTAAACTACTTTTTTTTATGTTACCACTGTATTTTTTTCCTACTTCATCAGAGGAATCTCCCACCTGTTTAATAGAATCATCTAAATTTTTAAGGCTCTCTTCTGCTCCAGATGCGTCAACGGTTATTTTAATCTCTTTTTCTATCATGGTAGGTTCTTTTCATTTTTCTCTTAAATCCTTTAAAATCGTATACAAGCTGATTCTTACCTTTGGCTATTTCTGTATATTTACCACATTTGTAAAAATCTTTTGTTTTAAGTGTTTTTATAATTTCTGCTATCATCTCTCTTCTAGTATAAACTCTGTATCTAACTCTACAGTAAAATTATTATTATCAGTTGTATTCGCTACCATAAACTTTACGTAATCATTTTTATCAAGTATTATGTTCTCAATTATGGTAAAATAAGCTACATCTCTACCGCCTTGCAAACTATTTACAACTCTAGTCTGTACCTTATAATCTACAAATGTGCTAGAGGAACTATCGAAAACAACTACTTTTAATTGTAAAACCCTGTTTTGTGTTGCCTCTATCACCGCATTACCAAAAACTTTATACTCTCTAGGGCTATCTCCTAAGTGCCTTAACTGACCGTTAGATGGGCTGTCAAAGTGTTCTAACGATGAATCAGTAAAAGTGCCAGCTATATCATAAAAAGTTCCTATAGTGCCAGAAATTGAATTTGTTATTTCATTTGTTATTGTTATCTTACCACCTACAAAAGTGTTGTTTATACCTACGTTATTTCTCCATAAGCTAGATAAATTACCTTGATTTGTATTAGGTATTATACTTGTATCAGAAGCATCAAAAACACCGTTTCTAGATACTAAACAATCTACTAGCTGTAGTGTACTAGGGTTTGAAAAATTACTATCTTGAAAATCCAAAAAAGAAACTGTACTATTCAAGTCAATGTTTTGATTACTTCTAAACCTTGAATTCATAATAAAACCAGTACCAGCTTTAAAAAGAGAATAGCTGCCATCAGTTAAACCTCTTACAATAGATGTATCTATAAAATACCCCCCTAACCATACTCCACTAAGTTCTAACTCTGGTGTACCTCCAAACCTACCAGTACCAGTCTCTAACCCTTGTCTATAGTTATCGATAACACCTAGACTAGTACATCCATTGTAGTTTATTCTATTTACCTCTATAGCCTCAAATCCGTTACTACCTTGTATATCGTAAACTTTAGAATCAATACCAGAAACCGTAATAAAAAAATCACCAAATAATATGTTTCCAGAGCCTCCAATGGGTGATGTAAACATAGTAAAGTTATCATCTGATGATGTTAAACCAGAGATATCAAAATTATAACCTTTAATGTATATACCATCACTTGGTACTTCTATACTAGAGTTACCTATATCTATAATTCCATCTAGAAAATACTCCGCATTTGGATCTATAGTTCCACCTAAAGTATTAGAGAAATTTTCTTGAGTTACTGTTATTCTTTTGTTATAAAAAGTTTCATTAAAATTTTCATTACATTTCTGAAATGCGACGTTTAAAGGATCACCAGTTCCATCATTAGGTATAGTACCTGTATTTATTACTTCTTTAGCCATGATCTGCTGTTATTATATTGTTATCTGCTGTTATTATATTGTTATCTGCTGTTATCGATATTAGTGTACCTAATTGCTCTAAAATTATTTGAAATGCAGTAAACCCTAGAGTAAGTGTAATTAATACTAATCTATCATCTGTAAAATTTTCTAATACACTAAATGTTATGTTATTATTACCATTAGATACGTTTACCCATCCAGAACCGTATCCTATATCTGTTATACCTACAGTATAATCACTAGCGTTTGGTAAATTAAATGTTATTGCATTTGATTTATTATCTAATACTATTCTTTTGGGTATTAGATTACCCTCGCCTAAAACATTATCTAAACCGTTTATAAGTTCAAAACTAGTCTTACCATTTAATAGATTATAAGTGTATGTATTTATCCTGTAATCATTCCCATCTACTCTTATAACATCGTTTAACTTTAAATCTGTTAACATATATAAAGGTAAAACCGCATCATACAAAAATGTGCGCCTCTTTATATTAAATACACCTAGAATATAGTTTTCGTAATGCCTACTATATAAAGTTTTTTGTATTTGTATACCGTTCCAAGTGCTAAACTCATTGTTAAATAATAAGCTATAAATAGGGTTTGTATCTGTTATATGATGTATAGGTATGTTTAATACAGTATTGTATGTGTTTTTTATACTACTATCATCTACAAAAGAAAAAGGGAATGCTGCTGTATTTTGCTGGCTTACATAATGTAGATGCGCCTCTGTTTGTATTGGATTTAACTCATCATCTGCTATAGTACAAGTTCCTATATTTGTCTCTATATTATCATCTAAATCTACTAGCCTCTCATATACAAACTGCTCAAAAGGTAACTCTACAGTTAAACTATCACCGTCTAAAAGTTTGCCGTTCTCATCCTCTATCTTTACATTAGAATCTCCATAGCCTCTATTGTTTATATCTCTAAATTGTTTAGCTAGTATAGTTTCGCTATCTTTAAATTTTAAGTCTATCTCATTTAGTATATCACCTCTTAAAACACTATTTTTAGATCGATCTACATACTTACTAATATCTACTCTTTTGCCTTGATTGTAATATGAATTTAAAGTGTTTATATAAATAGTTCCATCATCCTCTGGAACTACTACCAGTTTAAACATTTGGAATAAACCTTTTAACAAATCTATTATCTTTAAATCTGGGAGCTGATCCTTAACATTAAAAACAGATTGAGTAGTGTTTTCACTAGCTGTAGATGTTTCTATTAAAGTAGTAGTTCCACTACCAAACCTACGTTGATGTAAACTTGCTGTATACTTAAATTCGTTTACAGATCTTACAGCAAAAGACATCTGGTAAATTTGTACATCTCCTATTTGATTAGATAAAATAGCAAGTTGTTCATACTCTTCTACGTTATTAGGTATAAAAGCGTACTCATCAGAGCCATCAAACCATATAACATCATAGGGTACATCCTCATACCCAGCACTAGGTGTTACATTTAAATTTAATGCAAATCTAATAGTATCATTTGATGCTGCTGTATTTGATACCTCATAAGTACCTACATTAGTGTTTAGATCCATCCAAGTGTTACCCCCTGCATCAAAATCTATCTGCTGAGAGTTACCACCTGCCTCTATCTCTTTATTAGGGCTTAACCATAAATAAATATCGTTAAACTCGCTAGTATTAAAAAAGTCTCTACTAAATAAAATAGGTGTTTGTGTATTACTGTAATATGATTCTATAGCCTCTATAATTCTTATAAGTTTTATAGACGGTCTTAAATCATTCCATACTACACCAGATCCACCTCCATTATCAGCTATATTAATAAGATTCTCACTAGAGTCTGGTACATTAATATTACTATTGTAAAAATATCTTTTTTTACTCATAAGAGTGTAAACCAAATCTCTACCAAATAATCCAGAAGATCCTAAACCAGTTAATACATTTGCACTATTATAATCATGATTAAATGATGTTAAATCTAATACAGTTAGCTTATCATCTCCTACAGTATCCTTAATATCTACTAGGTTACCTGTAAAATTTATAGTATAAGAATCTGCTACACCTTTTTTTTGTGATACCTTATATAGTCTAAATTTACCCTTTTTAAATGGTACGCCTCCTATCTCTATTTTACCATCTATCTTAGTCCTAGAATCAAAGCCGTTATCTATATTAGCATTATACCAATGTTTGAAAATCCTGTTATTTTTTCTACTGGCTGGTACTGTAAAAGTACGACTATAGTCTCCAGTATTTTTAGTTATATCACTAACATCTAAAACACTACTAACAACCTCTACAGGCTCATCATTAAATTGATCTAGTTTATCTAGTCCTATGTATAAGTCGACTTTCATATATTGTTTATCTCGTTATAACTTTTAATGAACTCAATCTCATAATTGATTAATCTATCTTTTTGCCTTGTCTTATAAGATATGTTTCTACTTTTTATGTTTACTGGTGTAAACTGATCGTTTTCGTATATCCATAGCTTCTCACTAAGTAACATCTGTCTAAATACCTCATTTGTTATCTCATCTATATAACCGCTGTTAGCCTTAAAAGAGGATTGACCCTGTATGTTATACTTAACAAACTGGTGAAATCCATCAGAAGCCTGCAAGCCACCACGCTCAAAAACGCTATTTGTAACACTCATAGACTCTGTACGCTCTTTAAAGAATGTTATATTTTGCTCTGCACCATCTTTATTTTGAAACACTATATTTATAGGATTATATCTACACTCATCCTCTATGTATAGAGTAGTTACTGCATCCTTATATGTAACCTCTACATATCTATCAAGATTAGCATCATTTAAGTCTATCCATACATACTTAACCAACTCACTAGAGTTGCTAGTACCTGATATATTTTGGCTTATGTTTATCTGGTTATTAGGGTAACTTTTTATAGTAACTGCTGAGGCTGCTACACCACTCTCATCTAATAAAATAGGAACTATAAATATACCTTTTCGATATACTTTGTATTCTTGTGTAGGTATTAGATTACTCTCGCTTACTATGTTATTATTTTCTCCCTCATTACCATAACTATACCCCAAGCTCATTATATCAGTTATCATATTTTGAGGTGTAGTAGCATCTGCTGGATCACTTGTTTCGTATGTATTATAATACTGTATCCATTTTTGATTATTGCCGTCTATAATACCAGTGCTACTGTTTGATTGAGGTGTAAACTCTATGAAATCAGATACTAGTCTAGCTATATCTATTTTATCACTACCAGCTAAAAATGCATCATTATCTTTTGTTAATTGATATGTAACCTCATTAGGAGGGCTATTTCTATCTCCATCCCAAACTTTTATATATAATGTATAACTACTACATAATAGCCCAGTATTAGGAGATATTAATGGTGTACTAACATAATAAGGGCTTAACGATCTAATCATAACCTATTCTTTTAAACTAAACTCTAGAAAATTCTCTACATCTAAAGCATAAGAATCTACTATATTTTTTTCTAACTTTGCAAACTCAATATCAAATGGTCTTGTAAAAAAACTAGTTGTTTCTAAACCTGTATGGTATATGCTTTTTGTGATAGCAATCAATAACCCTTTTCGACTTGTAAACCTACCAGAGTTATCTCTAGGTGCTATACCTTTTCTTATAGTCCATCCATTTAATGCTATTGTTGGCGGCTTTTTATCTTTGTACTTAAATTTATTATTTGTAACCTTTTTTAGTTTCCACTTACTACCATCAGCTTTAGTACCTCCTACACCCTTAACACCATAATCTACAAACTCCCAGTAATCACTTAAATTGAAAAAAAGCTCAAAACTATTTTTGTTTACTTTTAAATCTCCTTTTATAGAATTATACAGATCACCACTAGCTATCTTATTTTTACGTTTTAGATTTGCTTTTGCTTTTCTCTCTACGTTTGAAGAGAAAGCCTGCAATGCTTTTTGTGTGTTTTTTAGATTCATTATGTACAAATATCAAACTCTCTAATAGGTAGCTCAACTTCAAAAGACAAACGCCATCCATCTAGTAGATTTTTATCTGCAAATGTTATCTTATCAAAACTAGGATTGTCTGAGGCTGTTATATTGTTGTTAGCAAAATCTCTATGCATCTTTACCCATATCTCATTCAAACAGTTTAACGTCTCATTATGATTGTCCACCTCATTATCGTTTAGCCAGAACTTATCGTTAACTACCTTTTTATTTATATCTCTTATATCTAAACACTCTAAAATAACATCAAATAAAATAGTAGCATTACTAGAAAAATTACCTGTATTAATTTCTATATTGAATAAAGGAAATATATTTTTTTTGTTTAAGTCAATATCATCTCCTTTAGTAATAGTATTTACATATCCTGTAGCCTCTACTAGTGATTTGATATATATTAATAGTTTAGTATATGCGTTCATTATAATTCTGTTACATTTGCTTTAGGGTTTTTTCTAAGTCTAGCCTCCATTTTCGCCCTATCTAATTTATGAGATAAAAATAAATGCAGATAGTGTATGTTTTTATCTAATACAGCATCCATCTTTAAAATATCATTGTTTGCCAATTCTACGATTGTAGCGTACCATCCCCACTTTTCAAAATATCCTCTTGTCTTTTCACCCTCTGACGTACCTCCTCCGTAGATTTCTGGATATTGTTTTTTAATTCTCTCGATAAATTCCAAAAAAAAACCAGCGCACCATTAACAATATTCAAGGGTGTGTATTTCATAACATCAGCATATTTACCAGTTCCATCATACTCATCTATCTCATAGTTACCGAATACATCCTTATTCTTTATTGGTCTAAATAATACAGCCATTAACTTATGCATATTTTCTAACTCCAATCCATTGTGATTTATATCTACATACTCTGCTGTAGTTATCTCATCGAAATTAGGGATAAATCCAAGCTCTACATCATTAATATAAAACGTATCTTTAAACTCTACCTTTTGAGATAGGGCTTTATTGATCTGGTTTATTATATCCTCATAATCTGCAAAATGCATTTTATCTATATCTCTATACTTTAAATCTGTAAATATTTCTATCACTCTCTTACCAAAAGAAACAGCATCTAAATCTCTATCCTTTAAAGCCTCAAATCTCTGATATTGCAATAGAGTTATATCCTCTATATTCTCTGGTAAAAGTATTTTTCTCTTCATACTATTAAAACGAAAAAAGGCGTTTTTTGTTATTTACATTATCTCTATACCTCCAGAGCCACCTAACTGATACGTCACATTATATCTTATAGCATCAATAGCGTGATTGAAATCATCTTTGTATAACTTACTACCTTTATCAGTATACACATAGTTATTAAATTCTTTAGCGATATTGTGAGACTCATTATCTACTATTATATCATAGTCCTGCATAAGGGTAACACCTAGATTTATACTACCTTGACCCTTTTCACATGGTACTATATTTATTTGCCTCCTACTAAGCTCATCTATCAATCTAGGCTCTGCACTATCAGCAACTATAAGAGAGCTGCCACAAACCTCTTTATTTATGTACGCTATTTGTGAAGTTGTGAGGTTTGGCTTGTATAAATGTTCTTTTACATATATTTTCTTTTTAGCCTTGTCTATTGCTACAGCTATTAATGTAGTAGGATCAATACTAAATCCGAAATCCTGTCCAAAAGATACCTGTTTATTCTCTGGGTTAAATTTGCCATAACTCCAGTTAGTGAAAACTACACCCTCAGCTTTATCTAGCCATCCACCTAGAATAACGTGCTGATATTTTAAAGGGCTTCTTTTTTTTATCCTGTTTACCTCATTTATAAAACTCTCATCTAGGTTCTCTATATTATCTAAGTAAGTGCTATGTATATAAGTAACATCACCCTTTACGCCTGTAAAGTTTTCTTTTACTCCTGCATCCTCAAAAAATCTTTTGTATATCCAATGTTCTTTAGTAGATGGATTCAATATTAAAATAACTCTATTCTGTACTCCCTTTTGTCTTAAGGATAGATTTATTTTATCGAATACCTTTTCATCTGTTAGCTCCTCAGCTTCATCTAAAACCCATGTAGTAACACCCTGCAATGATTTTAAGTTAGCAGTTTGATCTCCAGATGAGGTCTTTAAACCTTTAAATATTATAGATGAGCTAGAGGTTGTATTTAGTATCTCATTCCTGTTTACATCGAAATGATCTTTTAAATCTAGTAGTTCTATTTTTTCTTGAAATTCTGGTATAATAGATAGATGAGCTGAGGTCATAGTTACCCTAGTAAACAGTATTTTATGATTACTTTCGAAAGATAGTAATGTATTAAATCTGTTTACTTCAAAGGATTTACCAGATCCTCGACCTCCTGTAACTATAAAGAATCTGGTTTTACTAGCTAATAAATTCCACTTATCTTTATGCTTCTTTATCATTATTGTAAAGATCAGTAATACTAAAGTTAATATTTTTATTCTCTACATTGGCATTTATCTCAGTTTGCTTTAGCTGAGGTACTACATACTTAGACAAATCTAAATACAATCTTATCCTGTCTTTAGCCTCTAAATCTTTAAAATCTTTTTTAAGCTGCGGTAAAGCATCCTCTAGTAGTTTAGTAAAAGACTCTCTTATCTTTGTGCTAGCTTTATTAGAAGATCCTGCTGGGCGTCCTTTGCCATGTTTATGTCCTTTTTGAAAAGGCATATATTGATATATTAAAATTAATTACTTTAATATAATAACGAGAAAAGCTTTTTTTTGTTACAAAGTATAAAAAGTACCAAGCCTTAACAGTTATTTTTATTGTGTTTATATTGTTTTAGTGCCAAGCTAGACTTGTTTTAGTGCCAAGCCTATTATTACTATTGAAGTTTATTTTTAAACCATGATATTACTATACTTGTACCACAAATAAATCCTAATACAAAAAATAAAATTTCTGTCTGTCCCATATTTTTTAAAATTTAATTACTATTATAAGATTGATAAACTTGATCCAAGTTGTTTGTTATTTTTAGCAGAATCTTTGCGCTACCTGTACAGCTAGGGCATAAATCGCTCTCGTTGTAATTTGTAGCAAAAACCCATCTGTAAAGTCCTAGCAAGAACTTTATCTCATCTCTTTTCCAGATGTTAAGAGTTCTATTTTCTACATACTTCTTATAATCGTTATATTGCTTCTCATCCATGCATCTTACTGCTTTAGCACTTCTAGGTAGCATCTTATTTAGTTTCTTTTGTCTTTTGTCGCAACCGCAATCTTTACCGTTTTTAAACTTTTTAACAACTTTAGAAACACCTGTTTTATCTAAAACCTTTTTCACATCATCTCCTAAGCCCTTAGACCGATTAGCGTATTCTCTATACTCTTTAGTTCTTTTATCTAGTGATTCGTAGTATTTCTGATCTTTTAACATTTCTTGTATTTTAAATTAGAATTATTATACATCTTATAATCATCACCTAAAACCTGCTTAAGTGCTTTGTGTATCTCTCTATGTACAAAACCGTAGTTTATATTGTATATCGATGCTATCTCTCGTATTGATCTGTCGTAGGATTCGCTTAAAAGCTCTTTTTGATACCATTTAAGTCTATCAGTTTTATCTAGGTATTCATTCTCTTTATCGGTTGGCTCAAATACATTCGTACTATCCTCAAGGTAATACATAGAGTCTAAAGATACTGTTTTGTTTTTTCTAAGAATATCGATGTAGATATGTTTCAATACTCTAGCTACAAAACCGATATTAAACCGCTTGTAGTTCATTATTTTTAGATACATTAGTTGCGTTATCTCATCAGCCATCATATTATCACCCATTGTGATATTTAAAGCTATCTCTCTCCAGAGAGAATCCTTTTTGCTTAATTCATTTAATATACTCACTATTGTATAATTTTAAAAAAGAGGGCTGGTAAGAGTACATTACAAATTATCTTACCAAGCCCTCTAAAACATAACCAAAAAATAATTACAAAACGCTTACAATATAAATAAATTTTGTTATAAAAAAAACAATTTTAAAATAAGTTATTAGTGAGTTATTCGTGATCGTTCCATAAGTAGGAAAGATTTTAGCTGGTGATTTTTAAAATGTTCTATCCGATCCTCTGGTATACCATCTGTAAGAGATTCAATAATACCCTTACTGTTTTTTTGTTCTAGTTCTTTTACTTTATCTTTTAGCTCATCTATCTCTTTTTGAGCTACTAAATATTTATCTTTTAAAATGTGGATTTCTTTTTGCTCTACAGAGTAAGTCATAAAGGTTTCTATATTCTTTATTCTCTCAAGGTACTTAACTTTAGAGTAACATTTACTATAAATAGTATTAAACTCTTTACTATATTTCTTATAGTCCTCAAATCTTTTTAGAGAGTGTACTACTGTAGAGTGATCCATATTAATAGATTTAGCTATCTGAGTCATTGTACCTCCTGCTATATCTCTACAAAATTTAAAGTAAACGCATCTTATGTATACGTTTCTCTCTACTCTCGATCTTTTCTTTAATTCTATACCTGTAGTGTTTTCGATAATTTTTTTAATATCCTCTATCATGTTTTTGGATTTGTTTTTTTACGTTTATCTTAATATATTTTATTATAATTTAAGTTTTTGGTGTTAATCTTAATTAGTGCTTTATGTTACACTTTTAAGGGTAAAAAGTATTTTACTAGGGTAAAAATCATTTATTAGTGTAATTAAATGAACTTTAAGCATTATTTATATAATTTGATACCTTTTTTTAAAGCTATTACTATTTTTTAAGTTAATATTTTTAAAGTTTCTTTGTTATCTAGCTTCTTTTTAAATACATTAGTTTCATCAAAATAAAGGGTAAAATAATTACCGTTATCATATCTAAAGATATAAAACCAGTCAAAACATTGTTTTTTGTTTATCCATGTAGAAATATCACCTTTTTTTACACACGATAACCTAAAGCTCCTACCTAGTGATCCTGTCTGATAATCAAAACTTAAATTTATCTTTTTGTCTCCTACCTTTATCATGGATATATTACACCTTTATTTTTTTTTATGCAAAAAGCATCAAAACCGATACTTATTAAATCATCTATTCTCTTTTTTTGTAGAGGCTTTAAAGTATCGTTCTCTTCTTTTACTTCTATCCAAATAGTAACACCGTCTTTTAAACATTGCAAATCTGGAAACCCACTCTTATTTAGTCTTATATTTTTAAGAACTAAAAAACCATCTTTTTCGTATTTTTTTATTATTTCCTGTTGAAAAGTCATTAAAAAAAAAGCTATTAATTTAAAACAAAGATAAAGAGTCTTTTTTAAATACGCTCGTAGTATAGGATTTTTTTTGTAAAACTTTTTTGTAAATCTTCTCCTCTATGCCATTTTGGGCAAATATCCAGAAAACTTCATTACTTTTTCTATCCATTGTAGTAAGTCTGTCTCTACTTTGCCAGTAGTTTTTAGAACTAAAATCTATATTGTAGTAAACTAAATAATCTGCATTTTTTAAGCTGATACCCTCAGATCCGCTAACTATTTGTAGTGCTATGTTTTTATCTGTACTATCAAATACATCTAATTTATCGGTTAATTGATCTTTAAAAACATTCTTTAAAGTTTGATACTCGGCTTTAAATTTATAAAATATAGCTATCTTTTTACCTTTAAAATGTTCTTTTATAAAATCAGCTTTAGAAGTGTCAAATATTCTACTCTCTTTGCTTTCAAATAAAACAGTACCACTATAAATTTGGTGTAGTTTCTGCATTTCTTTTACAGCAGTGTCCGCTATTATTTCTTTACCGTCTTTAGATACTATAAATTTATCTTTACTTAGTTTATCTGCTAACTTATATGTTAGGTCGCTCATTTTAACATACAATACACGCTCTTTTACCTCTGTTTTGAATCCAGCTTCATTTTGAGTATAGGTAATCATGTAAGGAACTATAATCGGCTTTATTTTAGATATAAAAGCATTACTATAATCTTTTACTACTGCATATCCTAGATGCCTGTCTTTTACATCTACATACTCCTTAGCCCATTTATAAAAAGTTGTTTCTTTAAAAGGTGATCTTTTACTGAGCCAAAACTGGTGATAAATTTGTGAGTAACTTTCGGGATGAGGTGTACCACTTAAAAATATCATAGGTAAATTACTATAGTTTTTTTTAATAAACTTAGTCATATTATTAGCTTTAGGAAAAGCTCCGTTTCTATGATGCTCATCAGATATTATAAAATCATAGTTATCTATAAATTTATGAGCTGATTCGTTGTTAATGACTTTTAAAGAATAGGAGAAACCCATTTTTTTATAATCATCTTCTATACCTTTTATAGCTTTTTTCTTCGTTAAAAAAAGAACTTTTTTAGCACCGTAAAGATAAGCAGCATTTAAAGCCGTTAATGTTTTACCAGTTCTCACCTCCATAGATAGGTAAACAATACCTAACTTTTTTAGTGTTTCAGCAGCCTGTTGTGATATTTCCTTTTGATAGTCTCTTAGTTTCATTGTATTTTGTAATGTGTTGATATACGGTGTTAACTACAATAATTTCTAAAAACCGCCCCACTCATACGTGAAAAGTTTCTCGGTAGATTTTTTAGTTTGTACATTATTATTCATTCTTTGTGGCATT